GATTTCATATCCCACAGAAGTGTGTACTTATTCTTCAGGGTGGAGTATTGAGGAACGATTTGCTTGAGTGTTCCTTTCTTTGATACCTTCACGCTGAGGAAGTCCCGAGGAGGTTCTACCCCATTGGTGGCGTTACACACCACTGAGGAGGACTCAGAGGGCATCTGTGCTGATAATGTGGAGTTACGCAACCCATATTGTTTGATGTCATTTCTCAGTTCTTCCCAGTTATAAAGATAATCTGGAGCCTGGACACACACTTCATCTACTTCTTTCTTGTAATGATCGATTGGGAGTAGGCCATCAGCGTATTTGGTTTCTGAGAAACCGCTACATGCTCCCTTCTCTTTAGCCAGTTGATTGGATGCCTTCAGCAAGAAATACTGAAAGGCTTCTGTGAGAGAATGAACTAAAACGGCAGCAGATGGATCGTTATAATACACACCATTCTTCGCCAGGTAGTGAGCCAAACCAATGTAACCAACACCCAAAGAACGACGAGCCTTTGTGGCAATCTCAGCAGCCTTGACAGGATAACCCTGATAGTCAATCAGTTCGTCAAGAGCACGAACAGCAATTTCACAGAGACTATCCAACTCATCTAAGTTATTAAGCTTACCGACGTTAATAGCAGACAGAATACAGAGAGAAATTTCACCTTCAGTGTCATCAATGTGGTTGAGTGGCTTGGTAGGAAGTGTAATCTCCTGACACAAGTTACTCATATAAACAGGAACATTGAATGATGAGTGTGAGTTACAATGGTCGATGTTCATGATATAGATACGACCAGTTTCACTTCTCTCTTGAATTAGGTTGAGGAAGAGTTCTTGCGCACTGATAGTCTTTCTGGGAACATCTGAATTTCGTTCATAATCCACATAAAGGTCATCAAATCCATCACTACCAAAAGCATCATAAAGACCAGGAACATCGTGTGGAGAGAAGAGGGAGACTTCTTCATTTTTGATAAACCTCTCATAGAATAGTTTACTAATCTGAATTGAGTAATCTAACTTACGAACCCTGTTATCCTCAGTTCCTTTATTGTTTTTGAGAACCAGAATGTCTTCAATTTCTTTATGCCATATGGGGAAATGAACAGTAGCGGAACCTCCTCGTACCCCATTCTGTGTGCAGCACCTAACAGTACTCTCAAACTTCTTGAGAAAAGGAATGATCCCGGTATGTTGTACTTCACCATCCCTAATCTTAGAGCCAAGAGCACGGATACGACCAGCGTTAATGCCAATTCCAGCACGCTGAGAAGTATAGTAGCCAATAGCCATATCAGAAGCAAAGATGCTGTTGAGATTATCATCAGACTCAATGAGAACACAAGAAGCATACTGTCGAATAGGAGTCCGAACACCCGACATAATGGGAGTAGGAATGTTGATAAGGTGTTTCGATACCGCATCATAATATTTCTTGACGTAACTTAACCTAATTGATGGATCGTAGTTATGGAAGATGGTCGCAGCGATCATCATGTACATGAACTGGGGGGTCTCATAAATCTTCCCAGTAGATCTGTCCTGAACCAGATACTTATCATAGACCTGGCGAAGACCAGCGTAAGTAAACTTAAGATCTCTGTCGTGATCGATGTAAGAATCAAGAACACCCAACTCTTCGTTGGTGTAGTAATCGAAGATGGCGGGATCGTACACATTCTCAGAGACACCATAAGCAATTTGCTCTGCGAGTGTGCAAGTTTCCCAAATCCTACCGTTGATTGATTTCCTCAGTGCAAACAGAAGCAACCTCGCTGCCACATACTGGTAGTTTGGGTTGTCTGTTGTAATCAAATCAGAAGCAGAACGAATAAGAGTTTCCTGAATGTCTGCTGTTGTAATGCCATCGTAGAAGGAAAGTTGTGATTGCATTTCTACCTGTGAAGCAGAAACACCAGATAAACCTTTACAGGCTTCCTCTACCATTACGTGAATCTTATTCAAATCAAGAGGCTCAGTACCTCTACCATTTCTTTTCTTTACCTGAATGTCTTTTTGATTCATTTCTTCCATTTATTGAATTGAAGTTGTGCTTTGAGACCATAAAATGTATTATTATCTACAATTTCTTGCACGTCATAACCTGCCAGGAACATGTCATTGATGTCCTTCTCTTTGATATGATTCGGCCAAATAACTACCGAGTCTCCTTTATGAATATGATAGGATATTCTTTTTGTAATTTGGGAGTTTCTAGGTTCATTATCGTATACAAATACCACGTTGCTCCCAACGTCGATAGAGTTACTGTCAACATCGGCACCAGCCATCGCGATAGCATTGTCGAGTAACAACGAATCGAATGGTCCCTCGGTAATGTAAACTTTTTTCTTTCTGTCGACATTTTCTAATCCGAAGATTTTTGTTTGGTTTTCGTCGATGAGGATAGTAATATATCGAATACCAGAAGAAGAAAGGGACCTACCTTGGAAACCAAATACAATTCCCTCTGAATCTTTGAAAGGAATGATGATTCTTGGTTCATCATTGGTGATGTCCTCAAAAGTTTCTGGCTTTATAGTATTCACCCACTCCTTAAATTTCTCTGTATAATACAGAGCTTCTATTGGCAGTTTTCTCTTTTCGAGATACTCTCTTGCCGGGTGTAATTTATTTAGTAATTCTATTGGGGTGACTTTAGATAAAACATCAACCTTAAACTCTGGTTTTGATGACACAATGCGCTTCACTTTCCTCATATCAGTACGAGGTTTCGCGCTGTCTTTGAATTTCTCTAACTTGTATTCTTTATACAAATCAGAATCAAGTGTCTCCAACATTTTAGGAAATGGAAGACTCAATTGACAATTGTGACACTTATAAAGAAGAGAAGACTTATGTCTAAAAAAGAATCCTCTCGCTTTCGATTTGTTCTTCTGAGAGTCTCCACAGATTGGACAGCGACAGTTCCAAACATACTCCTTTGTTCTCTTAAACCTTGCGAGTCGCGAAGAGAGGAGGTTTAGATACTTAATTTCTGTGTACATAAACTCTGGAAACTCAGAGTTATTGTATCACTTATTATTATCCTTTTTAACATCATCCCAGATGTCACTTTCATACACCCTTGGGCTTCCCATTCTTCTATCGATGATGTCTAGAAGTCCCATACGAGTCTTCCATTGCATCTCTTTAATCTCTGAGATATCATTTCTCAGTTGCTGAGAGTGTTCGCGATGCTCTTTCGATCTTTCTTTTTGATCTTCTCTTTGGAGTTGTATCTCATCCGCCAAACGTGCTTGCATGCTCGCTTGTAAATCGAGATGATCTTGAAATCGAGAATTAGTAACGTAGTTTTCAGCAACGTTTACTTTCAATCCTTCTATTTTATCATCGACTTCATTGATTCTTACATCAACTCTTTCGATTGTTGTTTGTAGTTTTGTGAATCCATTGTCGATGGCTTTGGCATTTCGATTACCTATCCATAATACAACACTCACAACGCCTCCAATCAATGGACCCACTGCTGCTAGCAATAAATCGGGTCCCATTTCTTTGTGTGGTAGATGATTACTTGGTTTTCTTATCCTTCTTCTTTCTTACCTTATCCAACACCTTCATAAGTGGGTCATAACCAGCAACAGGTCCGGCTGCATCTGCACTCCCTTGGAATCCATCTGCTCCACCTGACATACCACAAGCACCGCAAGCCTCTTCTTTGATGCTTTTCAGTCTTTCTTGTAGTGATCTTGTGTCTTCTTTACGGTCCATGTTGTTAATGTTATAATACTAGTGTAACTAAGAAGGTGGCGATAGCTTATAGCCCCTTAAGGATATTTGTCAACACTGAATCACACTCAATATCATGTAATATGGTATGAGGGAATTCAGGAATCCTATTTAGATATTCAAAGAAAGATTTGAGATAAGGCCAATAGATATAATCAATCTTATAAAAGAACATAGGAACAGCGGCGTCGTTCCAACAATTAAAGATGACTATAATGTGATTCAATAAAAGGTGGCTATTGATTTCACCTGATAGATGATATTTCTTTAACCACCTTTTAACATACTTGAATCTTTTTAGATCCTCTTCAAACTCTTCTTGTGTTGATGCTGTGGGGTTTTCATAGTATCGAATTGCGAACAACATAAAGTTGTCTTTATTCAGTTCACTAAAATTCACAACTTATCAGGAGAGGCTAATGTTGATATAACCGCCGGTGCCGCCGGGGACGAGAACATCCTCACCTTCGTAGTAACCAGTACCAGCGGTGTCAAGAGTAACACCAGTGATGGCTCCTGCGGTAGTGGTGATGTCGATAATCAAACCAACACCAGAACCGGTTGTGATTTCCACTCCAGTATCGTCGGAGTAACCACTACCAGCAGCGGCGATGGTGAGAGTAACAGGAACACCTGTGGCAACGCCACCGTAAGGCTCCTGAATGTCATCACCTGTGAGGAAGGTGGGCGAAGCTGCTCCAAAGGATGCTGGGCTGTCACCTGAAGGGACTGCACCAGCAACTAGGATTTCATCCCAGTACTCATCTTTAGCTTCGTTTTTGAAATGGCGATATACCCATCCCTGATCTGAGAGATAGATATTATCCTTATCAGCGTCGCCGCCATTGGGTTTTGCGTATCCCACGTCGCTGGATTGGTTAGAACTTCTAGGCATTGGAATAACCGAATGTTTCTTTTATTTAGTATTACTTGAGTGATAAAGATGTATCTTCCAGATCTCTGATATATTTTGAGAGTTTATCTAGATATCCCCTGTTTCTCAACTCCTTGAAAACCAGATTCTCTGGTGCAGATTCGCCACCCTTTTCAATGGCGCCTCTTCTCATAAGTTTGATTCTTTCTTTTAGTTTCTTCAGAGCATCAAGATCATCAGAGTTGGTATCAATAAGAGTATCAATTTGATACATGAAATCTTTGGTTTTCCTGATGACTTCTGGGTGCTTCCTATCAATCTCGTATTTGGTTGGCTCCTGAAGCCATTTATTTGATTGGAGAGAATAGATTCCCTGACCCTCTTTGAATGGATCTTTGTAATCTTGAGCATAAAGCTCAACAGGTTGTCCTTTGATGGTGATGTCATGGGTTAGCGCCCACAATTGTTTTTTAGATTGAAGATAATCATCTAAAATTCCTTCACAATCAATTTTGTCTTTATCGACAACCAAATGGAGATCCAAATCTGAGTATGGAGTGTAGTTGTAGTTTGCATTACCACCAGTCAGAATGACATCTTTGATGGCACTCTTTGGGATGTTGGCAAAATCAGCCCACTCTTTACCAATGCGGTTAAGAGCATGCCAGACTTCAGGATCTAACTTTGCTTTATCATTCCAAAGTTTTGGATTCAGTGTTTCATGAGATTGAAGCGTGAGCTTCATTTCGCGAAATAATTTCCTCACAACATCAACCCTCCTTTTTTCTGTTTCTTCTTCTGCAAATTCAGTTGCTTTCTTTGAGATTGAGTTTCTTTTCTTCGTGCCGCCTTTTCAGCCTGTGCATCCGATCTGTCACTCAGATTTACCATTGACTGTTGCTGACTTGGTTGAAGTTTCTTCTGCTTCAACATTTCTTGCCTTCTCATGTGATCTGAATAAACAGATTCACTCATGCCTTCTTCTTTCTTTGATTTCTTCTTCTTGTCTTTAGCATCTTGCTTTGCTTCATTGCTGTCTGGCATGATGTCAACATAAGGATGATCACCTGCTTCGTCAAGATGCTCTTCTTTCCATACAGGTCTTACTTTAGGTTGCTTCTTCGCATCCTTCTTACCTTTCTTCTTTTTGGCTGCCATCTCAGCAGCAGCATCTGCATAGAAAGCAGCAGTGGCACCAGCAATCAAATCCCTGGATGCTGTACCTTGCTTAGGTGCAGGACGAACTTCAGCAGGAACTGGAGGAGGGGGAGGAACATAAGCTGCCTCTCCTAACTCTTTATCGTCGGCGATTTCTAAATCTTTGCGCCAATCAGAAACCATCTCTTCTCTGAGAGATTTGATTTCCTTCAGTTTTCTAATTGAATGGAAGTCCATTTTGTAGTTTAATCCTTTCTCTTATTTAGAGAGGACGAACATCATAAATGAAATTCTTGAACATAATTCCGTTTTCTGTGACACAGATAAGGTGATTGGAACCACAACGATGAACCTTACCAACCAATCCAGAGCTCAATGACTCCACCAAATCTCCTTGGTGGAATAGTTTCCCTTCACAATAACGATCGCGGATTTCATCTCTACACCCACGATGATCCACTTCCCAAATGAATTCTTCATTCTTCACCATAAACCTGCGCAGGAGTTCGAAGAGTTCCTTCGCATCGTTCTCTGTGTATTGATCGTTTAATCCAATTCCCCCTAGAAACGAATCAAAGTCTCCACCCATCGCTGATTTCCTTTGACCAGAGGCACTGAGTGCTGCAATAGGGTCCTCTGAATCCTCATCCCTTTCTCCAGCAGAGTGTGAATAGATGTTATCAAAATCGTAGAGGTTTCCATTATAACGTCGTAGAAGGTCTTCCATACCTTGTCGACGGTCTCCACCTCCAATGAAGTGGAAGTTCTTATAACCCTGCCCGTGTGCTTTAGTTGCTGCATTCAGTACAGTTCTTACATTATCGTCATCATCCCACTTATTTGCGTGCTCTGGAAACATTCTCTTCAGATGATCCAACTTCAGTTGAAAGGGAAGAGGATTCTTTTTAGGATCCTGAGACCTGGAAGTGTAGAATCTTTGATCTGCAGGAGTATCTCCGTCCCCAATGTTGTTGGCAACATCATTAGCATAATCTAGGGTTAGTTTGTGACCCAAGTGAGGCGGATTGTGTCTACCAAAGGTAGTTACAATATCATCAGAGACTCTGTTTGGGGGTTGCATGGAGGACGCTTCATCTGCTTCCTCAAAGAATGCACCGAAGTTCTTCATGGGGTTTCCATTTCCTGTAGTATTTTAGTTATTTAGAGAATCTTATCAAACACAGAATTCATTACAGACCCATTGATTTCTTCACAGAGTTTGTGATAAGTGGGATCGATTTCAAAACCAATGTAATCGCGATTGTTTTTATAAGCCATTCGTGCAGTGGTACCAGAGCCCATGAATGGGTCCAACACCAAATCACCCTCGCGAGAATAAGAACGAATCAAATCATCAGCCAGTTCCTGAGGCATCAGTGCGGGATGTTCGTAAGCTTCCTTGGGCATGTCGTGTGCACCACAGGAGTTATTGATTCTCCAGATGTTATGGCGAACACCAAACTCTTTCACAGCAATCTGTTTCCTCTCAGCATCTCGATTACGAGTGCCATCTTTATTCCTTCCTCCATCTTTGGTGAAGGTTGTTCCGAAACCTTTGTTCTTTTTATCAGCAATCACCTGCATGTGGTCCGGAGTTCCTTTGGAAAGAATGAAAACGTACTCAAACACATCAGAGTAACGCTTACCGGAGGCAGAGGCAGAGAATCGAGCAGCAGGTTTTTCGTAAATGATATGATCGTGGAAGTTTAATCCATGATCCATAAAGTAAAGGCACTGACGAAATGATGTGCCTGTTCTGGAAGTTCCTTGTTTATTGTGAAGTTCGACAATGGCATCTGCAACATTCCATGCAATCACTCCACCCGGTTTCAAAACACGAATGAGACCATCTGCCACTTGCTTGAACACATCAAAGTTCCAAGTGGATGATTCATTGTATTCACGTAGATTATCATAAGGTGGAGATGTAACCACCAGATTGACAGACTCTGGGTCCATCTTGGTAGTCCCATCGATGTTAGACATCAGATGAACTTTATTGATTTCTAAAGACATAAAGGCAGCATTGTCACGGCATTATTATAACACAAAAAAGGAGAGTGGTAAATGGAGATTAGAATGCACCCCTTGCTCTTCTTCTGCGTGCCGGTGGTTGTTGGTCTTCTGTTGGTGGTTCCACTCCCCAAGTATCTAATCTTCTCAAGAATTCTTTGCCTGCTACACTAGCAGCTGCATCATCTTGACTTCTAAATCCGAGAGATTTCTTAAGTCTTTCCAATCCAGTGTCTCTTAGAACTCTTTCCTTTTCTTTTTGCAATCTAGCTGCTTCATAGTCATCAAGTCCATCCAACAATCCTTTGCGAGTAACTACTTCTTTTGGTGTGGGGAACATAGAATCTGCTACTTCTTGGTCCACTCCAAACTCATCCATAGCTTTCTGTCTGAATGATTGTATAGTATCAGCATCAAAATTTAGATAAGAAGCAGCAGGAATTCCACCAGCACCAATAGTTGGACTCTTTCCTCCAAAGAAATCGGAATAAGAATCCTTCCATTTCTGTTGCTCTTTTTTTGTTTCTGCTGCTTTCGCTTTCTGTGTTATATCTGAGAAAGTACTTCTTTGATATTCTTGTGGTACTTGTACTTCTTTCTCATCATCTAATTTACTTTGAGTATGAGCGATTAAGTTTCTTGCATTCTTAAACTTATTGAGTTCTTCTCCTGCCCATGACCAGTTATCTGGGTGGTCATATCCACCAGCATCTAAACTATGGATATGTTCCAAGTTCATGTCGAGAATTGACCTTATACCCTCGTGTCTGGCATAAGCATCTCTTCCACCCTGCTTTAGGTAAGTTTCAATCACACCTTTCAGTCGATTCTGATTAGCGATTGGAACTAGTTTTCTTATGTCTGCATTTTTTGCCTTCTGCATGGCGGCGAGATTCCACACACCATCGGGGGCTCCTTCAACTTTGAATTCTTCAATGTCCTTAGGAGAAAGGCCAAGGGATTCTAATTCACTTTCTAAATCTCCACCATATGCCGCTTTCATTCTTTTTGGGTCGAGGCCGCGGCCACCGACATTTGACAGCTCGGCGCCAGCATACATTTGCATGAATTGATCGATGGCATCATCATCAACTTCGTGAGTAAAGATTTCTTTTTGAAGCGCTTCTGCATTTGGTTCTGTGCCATCTCCCAGAAGAGCTTTATTGATTTTGAGTTGTTTGTCGTATTCCTTTTTCGTTAGCTTTCCGGATTCATAATTCTTTTTAAGAAGACGATCATCTAGATTCTCATAATCTCTCTTTGATGGACTTGGGTTTAGTGGATTCTCTCCAACCTTTTTCTTTTGTGATGAGATCTCTTGTGAGTCTCTCTTCAATTTGCTACCTTCTCTTTTGTCGCTGGTGAGGGCACCGAGAGTCGAAATCGCGTCAGCATCTAAAACTCGTGGTAGATTGGACGCTTCTGGTTGTTGGGAATGGCGAGTGTAGATGATGTCATCGAGATCATCAATTTCAAGATCTCTTAACTTAAGTTGCGCTCTAACATTTCCGGATTGTGCAGATCGGATGAGCTTATTCATCTCATCATCAACATTCTTGTCTCCGGTCAACGCACCCAGTGGTCCTATGGCTCGAGCAGCTCGATCCATTCTCTCTGGCGCCGATTCTTGGTCTACAGGCTCACCATCTTTATATTCGATACCCCTGACAAGATCTTTTTGTTGATCTGTCAATTTCGCTGCAGATATTTTAGCTCTCGCACCTAACTCTTTTTGTTTTTGAGAAAGTTCTAGATCTTCATAATCATATTTCGGATCTACAGGTTTACCTTCTCTTTTAGCTTGAAGAGCTTTCACAATCCCCTCAAAATCGGATTGCAATTCTGGAGAAGCTCCAGCACCTTGACGATCCGATACCGCTTCTCTTTTCTTCTGCTTCATAGCATCTGGAGCAGTCAGTGTGAGTGCCCTATCAACCAGTCGATCTCTCTCAGAGTCATCATCTTTTTTGAATGATGGAGCAGGAGTATCGGGAACCGTATCCTGTGGAGATACGTCACTTCCATATGTTTTTCCTACTTCTCTACTCAGTCCATCATCCCACTGAGTATCGATGCCTTTGGTGGTAAGTTTTCTCGCTTCTCTACCATAGTTTTTATTAGAAACTGTCTTCCCAGTAGCTTTTTGAACGATTTCTCTCTTACCAACATCTCCAGCATCCTTGACTGCTTTCTGAGTGGGATTTAATTCTTTTGATTTGGGTGGAGAAGCAGGATAGACTCTAGGTGCTTCGGATATAAATTTCTTATAATCCATGAAAGAGACTTTCCATTAATCGATATTCTTCGAAGTTATTTATTTCATCATCCAACATCCACATAATGGATTCTGCAACTCTTCTCCTTCTTCTTCCTCCTTCCTCTTCTCCAATAGGTACAACCTTGTTTTTGCCCTGCTCATCTTGGACAACAACACCAAGTTGCACACCTTTCTCTTTATCCAGAGGGCCAAATCCTGCGAGTGTGTAGATTCTTTCTCTTGCATTATCGCCTCTTCCACCTTCCATAGGTGCATTGTAAACGACAGTTCCAGGTTTCAAATCGGGAAGCACTTGTCTTCTCCAGACCTTCAGAGCATCGAAAGCGTTACTTTTCTTTTCACTGTTAGGAATCTCTCCTTCTTTTTGGTTATACCAATCAATACGAGTGAGACCTTTGATACCAGAAGGATTCCCATTATCTTTGAGAATGTTTTTAGCTTCAACTTCCACATCATCATAATCAAAGGGAGCCAAATCAGATCCATATGGATTGACAGATTTCAAATCGTAGAATATCTTGTCACCATCATACCTCTTTTCTTCTTCTGGATATTCATCCACCTCCGGATCGGAAGATCGAAACTCTCCGACAATATCCTCAATTTCTTTCTTGAGTACGTGAGGGAAGTCATAATCCCGTTTATCGAGTAACTCGTTAGTTTGTTTTTTTCTCTCTTCTTCACTTAAAGAATCATTGTCATCGATTTCTTTTAATAATTCTTCGGCTCTTTCATTTTTGGCAGTAACAATTGCAAGTTCTATGGCTAGGTCTAGAATGTCTTCTTGCTTATCTTCTGGTGCGAGCTCAAAGTATTCTTGAACTTCTTTCTTAAATTCATCACTATTGATTAACTTTTCTGCTTTATCGGCTTGTATAATTTTTTCTTCGTCTCCACTTTCTCGTGCCAAACCAATGACATCCTGCATCTCTTCGCGATAGTTAGCCATCGCTGGACTCTCTTCTGCCTCTGTTTCTTGCTCTAATTCTGCTTCTGCCTCCTGAGGAGGCGCCGCCCCTGCCGCAGCAGCCTGACTATCATACATCTCCTTTCTCTTTTGGTCCAAGAAGCTTTGGAAACCCATAGGAGACTGTGCTGGTACAGCGGCAGGAATGGCCTCATATTCATAAGGAGTCTCTGGTTTTGCGGGAGGAACGATGATGACACCAGTCACAGGATCTTTCCATGATGGTTGTGACTGAACCATCGCCTGTCCGCCAGCACCATCAGAAACCGCACCACCGCTTCCGCGACTGTCGTAGAATACCAACTCACCATTCACTGTTCTGGCAGCGACCTGGCCGGTCTGTGGGTCGACATAACCACCTGAACCATCTGATTGAAGACCAAGAGCTCTTGCTCTGTCAGCAGGACTGAGACCACTAGCAGCACTGGTGGGGTTTCCCATATCCGCTTCAGGATCTCTTGCTCCTGGATTCGACACTTCATCAGCATCAAGATAGACAAGTCTATCTCCGACTGTTTTGGCGATAACTTCACCGGTTTCTGGATTCTTCCATCGACCATAGAAGTCGGAAACGAGACCTGCTTTCCTTGCCTCTTCAGCAGCGCGGCCTTCCATAAAGGTTCTGAAACCGCGATTTGTTTTGACCGAATTATCGACCCAATTTCTCCAACGCGACTCAGACATTACATTCAGTATACTTTCTCTTATTTATAATCAAAGATAAGCAGCAGCCATCTTTGCTTTATCAGAGACGTCTCCTTCTTTGGAAAGTTCGAGTGCTTGCTTGAGTACTTTAGCTGATTCTGTTCTGTCTTTCTGACGGCGAAGCATCTTATACTGATCCATCAGAGCGATAAACTTTTTGTCATCCTTGCCCTCATTCTTTTTTGTTGGTCTTACTTTTCTGTCGTCTTCTGATTCGAAGAACTGGTCTAAACGTTTCATTGGTGTCTCCTTTAGTTTGCTCTCATTATAACATCAATCGTCAAAGTCCATGAACCTTGGAGGAATAACGTTACGATTCTTCACATCAATTGGTGCCTGTCCTTTGCTCTTTCTAATCTTATCCGCTGCTCTGATAATCTTGCTGTCATTTTGCCTCTTTGTGAAGGCATCTGACATTCTATCTGCCAGTTCGGATTGACCAACCTCATCATAAAGAACTTTAATCAATTCCTCAACGTTCTTATCATCTTTTAGGAATGGAATGTCCTCCCCCAGCTTATCCAACATAAAGTTTTCCATTCTGATTCCACCACCAAGAAGGTACTGAAGTGCTTCGGTGCCTCTTTCAAACTGCTCCGAATAATCTTCATCCTCATCATAATCATCGTACTCTGAAGCTTCAGCTGGCATGTTATCCATAATCATCTGCTCCACTTTACTTCTGTTTTTATCAAAGAGATCTCTCATTCTATCGCTGAGTTGAGCACCTGAGAGTTGCCCACTTAGCTGATAATCCTCACCCTGCTCATAATCCATTCCTCCCAGAGCTTCCATCAGTGCGGATCTGCGGTTTTCTTTTGCGAGCCCAAGGTCGATGATGTTCACTTCTCCAGTTTCAGGATCCACAAAGATGTTTCCTCCGTGCATGTCATTATGAGAGAAACCTGCCTTATGAAGATCACCTCTAGCTTTCCAGAAGTTTCTCATTGCTTTATCCTTTGTCTCATCATCCAGACTTTCGAAAACACTGAAGAGTTCCTGACCCTTCGCTGGAGTCATTGCATAAGTTCCTTCTGCACCGGGAAACTTTCTTTCGAAGTCTGAAGCATCATCAGGATCCCAATAACCTGCAGTACCCCTTCTTTCATTATCAACATTCATTGGGTTGTTGTACTCAGCAGAGAAGTTCTTGAAGGGAGTTTCAAACTTCGCATTGATAAGAGTGGGGAATCGAGGATTGTCTTTCATGGCATGAAGTGCCTTGAGTTCATCAGGACCAATCATTCCTTTCTTCACCACATTTCCATCTGGTCTCAGATAAACAGAACCAAATGCACCTTCTGCCAAATAACCATCATCATCAAAATCTATTTCTCCCATGTCATAATCTGGATCCTGAACCAAACCTCTGGCAATCTTATTCATCTCATTCTCTCGTTTCTTTCGATGTCAAGCGTGTCAGGTGGTTGTGGATAAGTGGCAAAAGGATCTGGAGCAGCCGGACGATTAGCAATCTTCATCATGGAAGCAAGTTGCCTTCCAAAAACAGTCTGTTGATCTGGATTTGCTCTCATTTTATTCAGAGCACTCTGAGCTTCTCTGTTTGTTCTTTCAGAAGCGGGTTTCTTACCCATAATCTTCTTCATTCTCTGCTTTGCTGGATTCTCAGAATCAGGAACAGGAGGAGCAGAATCAGGAATCAAAGGTTTACCTTGTGATTTGCCTGGCCAATCAGCATTGATTTCATTCAGAGATTCGCCAACCATTGGCTTCCACGCTGGCCACTCACCAGAGACTACCTTCCCTGTGTCGACGTTTGTGAAGTTGGATCCTTCAGGTCCAGCTACCCAGTTCGGGTTGTTGCGTTTTCTCTCGAATGAATCATCAGGAGTGCCAAGATTAGTTGGGTTGTCACCAACCAAAGTATCTCCGTCAGGACCAGCATACCAACCAATCAATCCAGGAGATTTTGCCTCTCCCGGATCCGGAGCCTTTAGGACATTCTGTACATTCTTTGGGACATTTCCTGGAGTAATTCCAGAGGTTCGGGGTTCCTTTCCGATATCGGCACCGACATCGGCCATATCGGCTGAATCTTCTCCCTCAACCGGCACCAATTGATCCTCAACGGTTCTATAGGTCTGTCCTGTGGCAGGGTCGACCCAATTACCGAATCCTTTATATTTCAGTCCGAGTCTTAGAGCTTCTTTCTTTGCTTTACTCTCATCTTCTTTGATGAAATCGCTCAATCTCTTCATTTGTTCGACTCCCACCGCCCAGTTACTTTATTGAATCTTTTCACTTCACCTGGCTTCAGACCTGTTGAATCGCCAGACTTTCCATATTTCATTCTGCGATCTTTCTTTTCAAATTCTTTCTTTTCCTTATCATATCTCTCATAATCATCTGGACCTTGTGTGTAGGATTCTTCAACGCCAATTGCCCATCCATCACCATCAATTCCTGTCGCTCCCCACACATTATAGTTTGGAGTAAATGCTGGTGCCTGATCTCCAGGATTGGAACTCTCTTCCCCTTTTGGAGTGTGAGGCATACAGCAACCAGCAGCGGAATCCCACTTAAATCCTTTGGGGCACGTGGGATCTTTACCTTCTGCTTCATACAGAGGAGGTACAGCTGATTTTAGAAAATTAGAGAAGTCCATGCCAATAAACACTTTCTTAGTATTTATTCAGCATCCTCTGTTAGGAATACTTGCTCCTGAATGTCTTCAATGATGACAGGACGACTGCTCACATTAGTGTTGCTGGAGTGCCAACCTTCCAGAGTTGGTTTCACACCACGCATGTAACACCAGAAGCAGAAGTCCTGATAACTTTCAAAGTGAGGAGTAGACATAATACTAAAAGTTTTTAGTATTTATCTAAACTTTCCTGAGTTGAAGTTGGCGTATGAAAACTGATACCGGTCAACAATCTTGAAGCTACCCTTATCAGAATGAAGCACCAATCCTTCACCAATAATTTTAGAGCCATTCAGGAAGCAACGAGGACTATCATACACAATAACAGAAGAGAGGAATTGATTCTTCAGATTCATTACTGAGTGATAGAGAGTTGCCAACTTCTCATCACCAATAATATCAGTGAGAGTGGGAATATCCACTTCCTGACCTGACTTGATGAGAGCATTGATGGCAACCTTTGCTTGGTCTGCCTCTTTCTTATCGAGAAAGGTTAGTGAGTCTGTGTCAAACACCACTGGTGTGAGGGGGACACGGTCCACAAAGGGTTGGACAAGCTTGCACTGAGAGGTGGCTTGGAGAGGCTCCTGAAGGGGTTTGGCAACCGCTGTAGGGAGGGTCTCACCTTCATATTGGGTGTGAGGTGCCACAATAATTTTCTCAGTGACAATCTCAGGAAACACATAGGTGAGGGTATTTGGAGTGTAGATTCTGCCACCACCAAACCCAATGAAATCGCCCTGATAAATTTTGCCAGTATGTGGTAGATGGTCTAAACAAGCATGAAGGATTTCAGCAACAGATTCCTGATGAGAATACAAGGAATCAACATCCTCATGGGTGTAACAGATTTTGATTTTACGCTTGTTGAGCACTGACTTGGTGCCAACAAAGAAGCGACCATTCTCTGGATGAGTGCCCCAAATAACAGCAGGACAACCATCAATCTTTAGAGATAGTTGAGATTCACCAAAGAAAGCATCAATAACCCACAGCTCACCTGTGAGGAGGAGGTCCTCTGGATGCTCTTGGTGTTTGTTTTGTGCCATAGGGTCTTCCCTTTCCTTTACTCTTTTATTATAACGCACAAAAAAGGGGGCTGCCTGCCCCCTGTAACATAACTTTACCTCAGGCTGCGAATGGGAAATCGACAGGCTTCACATTCGGTTCGTCTGGGCTTCGATACAAAACCACGTATCCCTTATCACGGAGTTTCTTTGCCATCAACTGTGACATGAAATTTGTGTTTTGAAGAACAACTTTTCTAGATCGTTTACTCATGATAGGAATCTCAGGAACAATCTAATTATAACAGATCTTGAAATTAAATCAAACCTTTATCTTTGAAGTAACGAAGTGTATCTTTCAATCCTCCAATGTGCTTGCTACCGATAGCAACCTGTGGAAATTCAGCGTGACTTCCAAACTCTACGTCAAACTGCTTTTGGGTGAAATCTTCTCCTAAAAGATACTCCAAATATTCGTCTTCCCCAAGACTGAGGAGAAGTTGCCTAATCCTAAGGCATTCTTGATTTCCATTGGAATAAAGTACTACAGTCATTTTACTAATCCATCGAGTAGGGCTTTTGCTTCTGAGAAGCGGTCAACATAGTGAATGAGTTTCACTTCTTCATGATTTAGGAATTCAGAATCTAACATTTCCTCTTCGATCCATTGCCTGAGGGTTCTCCACATTCTTCCCACGCAAATGACGGGTTTCTTATCGAGGTGGGACACTTGTATGAGTTGATATACGAGTGCCATTTCCAGAAGAGTTCCAATTCCTCCTGGGGTGACAATGAAGGCATCACATTGAGCAAATGTCTGAAGTCTTGAATAGAACTCATCGTGTTTTGTGTGGGATTGAACGTACTGATTGATTTCTTCCTCAAATGGTAAGTAGATTGCGTGAGCGATTGAACAGATATCTCCATCTACACATACATCGGATGCACCTTTATTGGCAGCTTCCATGGAACCAGGGCCACCGCCAGTAACAACAACCCATCCATCATCGGCGAGGCTCGAACTCATCTTCTCAATGGATTTGTAGAGTCCGCTTTCTGGATTGGTTCTCGATGATCCGAATATTGCTACTTTCTTCTTATCGTTACAGATAAAGTTTCCTTGTTCGTTTTGGAAGCACCCAAGTGCCTCCAATCGGCTATGATTGTCTTTTGTCATTTTAATCTACGAAATTTCTTCGTGTGCCTATTCTTTCAAAATCCATGAGATGCCCTCTTTTGAAATGCAATCTCATATCTACAAGTTCTCCTTTAGATCGATAGATGGTGATGTAAGAAGTAATATAATGCCTTCTTACTTTACCATGCCTACCATTGGGAACCCACTTGATAAACGGGAATGTCCTTTCCTCAGTCTCCATAATCGGGTCAGCGACTCCTCTTTCATCAATCGCCCAGAGGTGTCCAGCAGGGTCAAGCCAGTAGAAACTCATCGTGCCACCAATAGTGCCTTCGATGTCTTTTGTCTGACACTCCACATCGGTAAATTCTTCACCTAGGTCATAAGATGACCGAAAATAATCAAACATTCCCAATTCATTCACCTCCTATTGGCTTCTCTCAATTGAGCTTCTAGCACTGAAATGCGAGCACGAAGCTCTTCGTTTTCTTTCTTCAAACGAAGAACCATTTCCATGGCGTGCTTATCCATTTGGTTTTCTACATCTAAACTCATAAATCAACCTCATGTTATTGGCATTATAACACACAGAAGTGTCAGTCGTCAAAATCAAATACTTTACCTTTATTCATTTTGGTAAAGACTTGCTTAACAATCTGTGACATTTTGTCTCCTTCTTCTTCTGGTGGGTCTGGAAAGAGACCATTTGACTCAAATCCCTCATCTTTCCAGTCCTGATCTAATGCTTCGAGCAGGTCGATAATCTCTTCCAGCTCCAGATCTGGGTATTGCTCTTGCCAGTAATCTAATTCCTTGTCGTTAATCATTTGTCTGCGAGGTAAGTTTCTAGATACCCTTTAAGGGTATTATACAGGTTATCGTCGTCATTTTCAATCATTTTTAGAAGGTTAAGTTTCTCGTCCATATTCATCTCTGCGATTTCTTCATTAATGAAGTCATCAAGTTCATCCGCATCAAAGTCTTCGCTGTCTATTTCGTCAAGAATCTTTGAGAATGCTTCACTATCACTGATATCACTACTCCAGTCGTAATCATCAAGTCGAGTTTCAATCATGTTATTGTAGGCATCATATGCAAAAGATCGTACATCATCTTCATCCATTCCTTCGAATGTTCCATATTCTCGCTCTTGTTCCATTGCATCTCTAATTTCATCTGACGTGATACCTAGTCGAGTTGCTGACGGTTCATTGTATGCTAATTCTTCATAATCAATATCTTCGATGGCTCTTCCTATCGGATCTTTATATGATACATCCTCTTTTGTAATTGGAGTCAGTTTGTTGGGATTCTTTTCTGAGTCCATGTATCCATACTGGTAGTCATCATCCATCAAATCACCAAATCCAGCCTTGGCGTACAATCTCTCCCTTGCGTTTCCGCCGCGGCCCCCACCCATTGGTGAATTTTTTAGAACGTCTCCATCTTCTAAGTCAGGAAGTACTTGCTCTTTCCACGTTCTTAGAGCGTCAAGAGGTGTTTTCCTAAGGAAGTGGTTTGCGAACTCATCAGACTTCTCACCGAGTGCCTCATCAAAAGTGTACTCTCCCTGATTTGCTTCTAGAAATTCATTGACAGCGTCGAGGAGTTTTACAGTCTTTCTTTTATCTTTGGACTCCATAATCGCATCCAGTATTTTCTGTGTGTCCCCTCCAGTTGAGTTCATTATCTTTTCTTTGATTTTCGCAGGGGTCACACCTCCGTTGAATTTTCCAAATCCCAGAGCACCGAGAACATCATTTCCCCAAGACACTTCTTTTGGATATGACTCTCCGATATTTGTGTCCATCTCATCATTTAATTCAAAATTATCCATTAAGGCATCACCAAACTGAGACTCGAGACTCCAGGATGTGTTTCCACCATCGTATTGTCTATCGTCGTTTGGGTTATCGATGTCATCTAAGATATCTCCAATGACATCATCGAGTGCACTGAGATTCTTCCCATCCAAGGCCTGATTTACTACGGAATCCTCGTCAGAAAAGAATCTCTTGTAGACGGAGTTTAATCTTTCTAACTTTTCAGCCATTATACCTTGCTCCCAGTTCTTATTTCCTTTCATGGCATCACTTAGTGCTTCAGCAAGTGCAGGAACCAAATCTGGAGAATCCACCTTGTCATCTTTTGTTGGGTTATTTGATCGTCCCAGGATAGTTTCCTCCCAGGGATACTCAAATCCTTCATCTGATGCCCAACCAAGAGCATTCAGTGCTCCTTCGTTTTGTTTTCTGAGATTCTTAAACACAGGAGATAACTCACCAGAAGCTCCATCTCTTTCTATCTGAAGAAGTCTTTTGATGATTTCTGCACCTGCTCCTAACTTCGTTCTTCTTTCCGGAATGTAGAAGTCTTCCATTGGGAATTCTTTCGGGTCCAAATCCATGTCGTACAGAAAGTCATCCAGTTTACTCACTTCAAACCCATCTTCCCCAAACTTCTCTTTGAGTTTTCCTTGAATTAGTTTTCTTAGTTTCTTTCTTGTATCTTCGTTTCCCGCTCCTCTGAGATCTTCATTGGCACCATGAAAGATGTCTCTGATGAACTTGCGTGGATTATTGATTTTACCAGACTTCAGACCTTTTTGGTAATCATCATCTTCTTGCTGCCACTTTTCAATATTGTTCATCTTGTACTGAAGATACTGCAGTACAGGATGTCCTTTAGGATTTACTTCACTCAGAAACTCACCAAGTCTTTTCAGGTTGGTAGGTTCATCCATTCTATACATCCAGTCATGATTGGATTCCCTAGCAGCTTTTCCAACTGAGTAACCTATCTGTCTCTTGTTGCCATCATTGAATAACCAGGAGTCAGTAGATCCTCTAAAATTACCCTTCTCACCCAAAGAGTTTCTAATGTTATCCGATTGAACGCCCGCGGGTGGATTCCAATCTTCCGGAACATTATCCCACGCATTCGCAGTTTCGTCTCCTATCTGTTGTTTCCTTTGCTCAAACTTACTCTGCAACAAAGGACGAGATACCCCATCAGCAATTTTAGGTGCTGCTGGTGATACCTCGTCTGGCACCTCTGTTGGTACCTCTGGTTGTTGTTTGATTTCTTTGGTTGGATCCGATACTTCAATAAGCGAAGATTGTGCCCTGGAAATAAAGTTAGAAAAGAATCCCATCAGAGTACGCTTTTTGAGTATTTAGTAACTCTAGAGATCTCCTTCTTCTCTATTCTCACTATACCATGCGTCAAACTCACCACCAGGATAGCGCTTCTTCAGCTTCTCGATGTTCATCTCGACCACTTCTTCGATAGGAGTTTCAAGAGCCATCAATACCTGCATCAGATACCAGATCACGTCACCACATTCCCTCTTCAAATGAAAGATGGTTTCTTCATCCCACTTCTTACCTTGGAAGACAAGTTTCTTCACAATCTCCATGATTTCACCGGATTCTGAATTCAATCCGATGGCGCCAGTCATAAGACGCTCAATGTTAGCTCCTTTAGAGTCAAGACTGACGAGACGATCACTAAGAGCAACGAAGTCTTTAGATTCGTCACTCGTAACAGCATCAACGAATTCAGAATACTTTTCAAAGTCAATTTGTCGAGTCATAATTAATTCAAATGTAGATTCATTATACCATATATTTACACAATTTATAAGAAGAAGATTCCAATAAGGATTCCCATAATCAAACCTTTGAGCCAAGCCCAAACGGCGGCTTCATATGGGTGAAGTTTGAATCT